TGGTTTACTGTTCCTCCTGTTGACAGCTCCCTGCTCACTACTGTGCTTATGGGTATGTTAGGTCTAGGTGCAATGCGAACGGTAGAAAAAGCTAAAGGCGTACAGAGAGAGCGGTAATGACTGTAATAACTGACTTTGGAAAGAAAGACAAAACTCCTTTTGCTAGTCCTTTTGACACAGCACAGGATGCGTTTGCCCCTTCAGATGTTGCAGAGAATAATGTTGAAAGTCAAGAACCTTTTAACATTCAGTCTTTTTGGGATACTCTTTACCAAACAGCGGGGCCGACTGTAGAACAAACAGGTCGGTTAGCAATGAACCCTAACGATCCTAACTTTGGTAACTTAACCACAGGAAGAAGCGAACAAGGGTTTGAAGATTTAGTATATACTCCTTTTCACGAAGAACTGCAAGCGCAGGGCATTCCTTTATATCAAGAAGACGAGGAAGGAAACAGGCTTTACATTAATTTACCTAGTGGAGCTAGTGCTATTCCTCAAAGTGAACGCTCCCAAGAGTTTCACCCAGAACTGTTTGACAGGTTTGGCAATTACTTAGAGGGTACTTGGGAAGATGTTTCAGGAGGAGAAGGAGGAATAGGTGAGTATACTCGTAAATTTATAGAGACTCCTGATTATGATTTCTTTGAAGATGTTTTAAGCGACCCTCGTATTGGATTATTTGCAAACCTTGTGCCCGGAGGAACATTAGCTTTAACAGGAGCTAAAGCAGCAGCAGGTATGGACGTATCGCCTGTAGAGATAGCTACTAGCTTGATGCAAGGACTTAACATTGCTGGAGTTATTGAGCCGCCTAGCGTAACAGACTTACCTTCAGGACAAGTAGGCCCTCCAGTTCCTAACGCAGGTAGGGGTTTATTTGGCACTACTTATGCTCAAACACAGACTGCCCTAAATGTAGCAGCCGCTGGTGATGTCGAAGGAGCTGCTCTAGCTCTTGTAGGTCAACCACTGATTAACAGAGGTTTAGACTCAGTAGGGTTAGACCAAGCAACCATTGAAGGCGCAGGAATACAATATGATGATTTTCAAGAAGGTTTAGGTCAGGTTGTATCTGCTGTAGCTGGAGGTGCGGAGTTAGATGAGGCACTGGCGCAGGGCTTAGGTAAATACATCAGAGAGGGCGGCACGTTAGGCTCTATTGATTTACCCGAAACTAACATAGACTTAAGGGTTGTTGAAGATGTTGTTAGGGATCTCGTACGTCCTCTTGGGGAAGTTGGTACAGCTTTTGCTCGTTTTGTAGAAAACGCTTTAGATGGTGTAGGGGTTTCAGAGACAGTAAAAGATCTAGGTCGTAACTTAGATGATCAGGTTTTACAACCAATTAAAGAAGTAGCTGAAACAACAGGCAGTGCTGTCGAAGACGTTGTGAGAGCGGGAGGCAGCGTTGTAGATGATGCTATTATACAACCTGTACGAGAAGTAGCTAAAGACGTAGATGACGCTGTTATACGGCCTGTAGGCGATGCTCTATCTGCTTTAGACACAGCCGTTAGAGACGCGTTACCAGATATTGATTTACCTAGTGTTGATTTACCTCGTATTGATTTACCCAGTGTTGATTTACCCAGTGTTGATTTAACAATGTCCGGAATGATGGCTACAGCCTCTGGCGCTGTTCCTATGTCATCCACTAGAACTACTGACTCGTTGTTTGCTGACGAGTTGTTTAAATTTAAAACAAAAGTAGAAGACACTCAAGAGCTAGTGCCTTTTAGTACGTTAGAGTTTGGAGACGTACAAACAATGCCTTATGTTTATGAAGACATACAGTCTCCTTTGTCTGAATTTACTTATGACAACGGTTTAGAACTAAACATACCACAACAACTAACACAAGAAGAGCTTTTACAAGAGTTATTCCAAAAACAAGGAGTTTCACTCTAATGACATACTTACAACTGGTTAACAAGGTGCTGGTCAGGCTACGTGAAAACGAAGTCTCTACCGTAGGCGAGAACAGCTACTCTAAGCTAATAGGTGAGTATGTTAATGACGCTAAACGTACAGTAGAGAACGCTTGGGACTGGACAGGACTACGTAACACACTGACAGTAGACACACAGGCTAACGTGTTTAACTACGTCCTTACAGGTGCTGACAACACTATTAAGATACTAGATGCTACCAACGACACACAAAACTGCTTCTTGCAGTACAAGCCATCTCAGTGGTTTGACAACGCTTTCCTAGACTTCCCTAGTGTTCCTAAAGGTACTACTCAGTTTTACAGCATTAACGGTATAAACGGTGTTGATCTATACCCTATTCCTGACGCTGCGTACACACTGCGGTTTAATGTGGTGTTACGTACTACAGACTTTACCAACGACACAGACCCACTGAACGTGCCTTATAACCCTGTTATACGTCTGGCTACAGCGTTAGGAGCAAGAGAGAGAGGAGAGACTGGCGGTACTAGCGCAGCGGAACTGTTCGCACTAGCTGATGCTTCACTAGCAGACGCTATAGCAATGGACGCTGCATTACATCCTGAAGAAACTATCTGGTACTCATAATGGCTCAACAGCTACAGAACATTACTATTGCAGCTCCCGGCTTTGCTGGACTCAATACTCAGGACTCACCAATAGGCGTAGACCCGTCGTTTGCTGCTGTTGCTGACAACTGTGTTATTGACAAGCTAGGCCGTATAGGGGCGCGTAAAGGCTGGGAAGAGGTCACTACTAACGGTTCTTCTGTGTTAGGCAGTAGCCGTGGTATAGAAACAGTTTTTGAGTTTGTAGACAAAAGCGGCGACAAGCGTGTAATCTCTGCTGGTAATAATAAAATATTTTTAGGCACTACTACTCTTACTGATATTACCCCCAGCAGCTACACGATAACGGCAAATAACTGGAAGTGTGTAACTTTTAACGATCATTTGTATATGGTGCAAAGTGGCCACGCTCCTTTACTAGCTACAGATCACGGAGGATCGTTTGTGCTGGAACCTGTGGCTTCTCATTCACACGCTACAGGAACAATGCCGTCAGCTAACGAGGCTTTAGCAGCTTTTGGTAGGCTATGGGTAGCAGATGTAGTAGGTAACAAACACACTGTTTACTGGAGCGATCTTCTCCAAGGACATCACTGGACAGGAGGCACTTCTGGTAGTTTAGATATAGAAAAAGTATGGCCTTCAGGTTATGACGAGATTGTATCATTAACGGCACACAATGACTTCTTAATTATATTTGGTAAGCGTTCTATTGTTGTGTACTCAGGAGCTACTAGTCCTGCAAACATGGTTCTAGCGGATACCATTGAAGGAGGAGGATGTATAGCTAGAGACTCAGTACAGCAGACAGGTACAGATGTCATCTTCTTATCAGACTCCGGGCTACGTAGTTTTGGTAGAGTAATACAAGAAAAGTCTCTACCTATGCGCGACATTAGTAAATATGTCCGTAACGATCTGATGGAGAAGGTTAATGTAGAGCAGCTACCTATTAAGTCTTTATATAGCCCAGACGAAGCCTTCTACCTGCTTTCTCTACCCTCTACCAATACTGTGTACTGCTTTGATATGCGTGGCCCGTTAGATCAATCTGGGGCGCACAGAGCTACTACATGGACAGGACTAGACCCTTTGTCTTTTGCACGTTTAGAAGACGACACAATTTACATAGGCAAGTCTACAGGCATTGTTAAGTACGCAGGCTACTTAGACGGTATAGCTACCTATCAGCTACGTTACTTTAGTAACCCCACAGACTTTGGTAACTCTTCTAATCTCAAGTTCTTAAAGAAGTTTAACTTGACTATTGTAGGCGCACAAGGCACTGACATAACGCTTAACTGGGGCTATGATTACTCAACAGAATACAACAAGCAAGTTTTCTCGTATCCTTCTTCAGCTTCTCGCTCTGAGTATGGCATTGCAGAATACGGCTTAGGTCAGTATTCTGGTGTATTTCCTGCTGTGATTAACACGCCTTTTGTAAACACTAGTGGTAGCGGTTCTGTTGTTACTATTGGTATTGAAGCTCAAATTAATAACTCATCTTTTTCTATTCAAAAAATTGACATACATGCTTTACTTGGGAGACTTATCTAAATGTCCAACTACACAAAGACCACTAACTTTGCGGCTAAAGATTCTCTGCCCTCTGGTAACGCAAATAAAGTTGTACGTGGTACAGAGATTGACGCAGAATACACTAACATAGCCACAGCAATAACAAGCAAAGCTGATGCAGCTAGTCCTACATTTACAGGAACTCTCACATCTAGCGGTGCGTTAGTTGCTTCTAGTACATTTGCTTTAACTGGACGGGCTGATATAGGTGATAGAGGAACTAACACAAACTCTTCAGACCCTATGGTTAACGTAAACCGTAACGTAAATAACTCAACTACTGCTGGTAACAGTCATTGTTTTAGTGACTCTTCCCTTATTGATAAAACAGGAACTATTAGTTACGCATCTTATGACGCAAGAATAAATATTACAGGTACTAATTCTTATGGTCATTTTGCTCCTTTTCAGAATGGTGTTGTCCACGCTACTTCAGGTACGACAAGTATTCTTTATGGTTATGTAGATGTTCCCCAAGTAACTAACGGCACAGTGTCTACTCGTTACGGCGTTAAAATTAATGACGTTACTCGTTCAGGTAGTGGAGCAGTAACAAACAACTATGCTTTATGGATAGACCAACAAACAGCCAACTCAGCACAAACGTGGGGACTTGTTCAGAAAGGAACATCTAAAAATCTTTTTGAAGGGCAGGTTTTTTTTCAAAGCCTAATAAACTTAAATGATACTGTTATAGATGACAGCGCAACCGCAGGCACTCGTATTGGCGTAGGCACAGGCAGTGCTAGTGACTTAGCTATTATGAAAGCTGATTACAGCCAGTACATGATGACAGTACCTACAGGAACTAACCAAGTTAAGTTCTGGGGTGGTGTTACTTCTGCTGGTCTGGCTAACGGAAGTGTTTACACGCTGACATCAGATCAAACTCTGTATGGTACAGGTACTGTAGGACATATAGTCTTTAAGAATGCTAATGGTATTGTAGGTCAGATACAGACAAGTGGGGCTGCCACTGCTTACTTAACTTCTTCTGACTATCGTTTAAAGAATGATGTACAGCCTATGGTTGGAGCTATAGACAGGCTCAACGCTCTAAATCCTGTGAACTTTGAATGGTTAGAAACAGGAGAAAGAGTAGACGGCTTCATAGCACACGAGGCTAAGCTAGTTGTTCCTGATGCTGTTAGTGGCGAAAAAGATGCCATGCGTACTGAGGTTATTAAAGATGAAGATGATCTACCTACTGGTGAGATATTAACATTACCTGCTTATCAAGGTATTGATCAGTCTAAGTTAGTTCCTTTATTAACAAAAGCATTACAAGAAGCTCTTTCTAAGATTGATTCATTAGAAACAAGAGTTACTACTTTAGAAGGAGGTGTATAACATGAGCTTTATGGATTTAATAACAGCCGCCACCGTAAACGTAACAGGCACATTAACGGCTGACACAATTACTGGAGGGTCGTACTAATGGCTATTGATATGTACGGGAACTACACACCTGATGATAATCCTTTCGCGCCTTCTAATACAGGTAGTTTTATTGCTAATCCTATTACTGGCTATGTTCCTCCTACAATGGCACAGCAAATAGAGTCTAGCTTGTCTGTACCTAGCTTGTACGATATAGGCTCTTCTGCTTTCCCTTCGTTTGATCTAGCGTCAGCTAACAACACAATGGCTAGTTTGTTTGGTTTAGATTATCAGCCAACACTTACACCCTCTACTCAACAAACAACGCAACAGACACAAACCATGCTTAGTTCTCCGCAGACTGGCCAAGCCGCTGGCGGTAGTAACATGATTCAGAACTTGCTCAGAGGTGCTGGTCAATATTACTTAGGTCGTGAAAACATACAAGATGTTCAACAGCTAGGCAGAGAAACTCAAGAGCAGTTAGGTTTACTAGCAGAAGAAGGGCGCGAGGCTACACAGTTTAGACCCTACACCGTTACTGGTGGATTAGGTGGTGTTTCTACTACTGCTGAAGGTGGTTTTGGTATTGACCTGTCTCCAGAGCAACAAGCTCTACAAGCGCAACTATTGGGTCAGGCACAGGGATTATTTGGTCAGGTAGGTCAAGACCCTACTGAACAACAAGCTGCTATATATGAGCAGATACGGGCTACACAGCGTCCTGAAGAGGAGCGTCAGCGTCTAGCACTAGAAGAGCGTATGCTGTCACAAGGCCGTCTAGGCCTGTCCTCTGCTGCTTATGGCGGCGCATCTCCTGAGCTACTAGCGCAAGAGACTGCTCGTCAGGAAGCTATGGCACGAGCTAATGTAGGTGCTAGGCAGCAAGCCTTATCAGAGCAGCGGCAAGCTCTAGCAGGTGCTACAGGTCTAATGACTGCTGGCTACCAGCCGCAGCAACAAGCTCTTGCTATGCTACAGGCTAGTGCTACTCCTGCTGGCTTTGCTGATGTTGGTCGTAGGACTGGTCAACAGATTGCAGGGCAATTACAGCTAGGCGGTTTAGAGTCGAGGATACAGTCTGAGCAGTTAGCTAATCAGTTACGTCTACAACAGCAGCAAGGATTGTTAGGTGCTGCTTTAGGCACTCCAGCTACTCCTCAACAGCAGGCTACAGTGGCGGCTATGCCTACAGGTTCGTTAAAAGACATGGCAGAAGCAGCTCTAAGGCAGCAAGCAGCAGGCGCTGTGGGCGGGTTATTTAGTAGAATATTTGGAGGAGGTGGTTAAGATGGCTAGAACAGATATTGCAAGGATGTTGACAGGTGTAGGTGGCCCAGCTCCTGTACAGGCTATGCCCGGTACTGCTGGCTTTGCTGGACAGTTTGGCGCACAGACTACAGCAGGTATGGGACAAGCTATAGGAGCTTTAACCCGTGGTGGAGCGCCTTCGTATGAAGAAACAGTAGCTCAGACTATGGGTCAGTTAGACATTACTAAGGTAGAAGACCTAGCAAAGTTAGCTAAGATTCAACAGGTAAGAAACGACTTAGCAGGAGCTGCTCAGACCGCTAGTAAGATACAAGCAATAAGAGAGCGTGAACGCTTAATAAAAGAAAACGAAAAACAGAAGTTACTGGACGAGCAGAACCGAACCACTCAAGAAGAAGAAAATGCAAGAAGATGGGAAGCGGAACAGAAGCTAAGAGAACAAAGACTAGAACTTCAAAGACAAAAACTAGCACAAGAAGGACAGGCAGGCACGATAAAACTACTTAAAGACGATAAAGAAGCTATTAGATCGTATGTAGACCAAGCTAGTAATAGTTCAGGAGAGGCTTATAGCGCCTTGAGTTTAGCTGATCGCTACGCAGCCATGTCACCTACGGGCGGTGTTGTTGGTAGAGCCTATGGTGCTTTTAAAAGTCTTTTAGGTGCTCAAACTGAAATAGATAGTCTAAAAACAGAATTTACAAGATTAACGAATACAGGTATTATTAATTCTTTGCCTCCCGGTGTAGCTTCTGATAGAGACATTTCTCTTATTTCAAAAGGTTTTCCTGATTCTAGCTGGAGCCCAAAAGAAATAGAAAGGTTTTTAAGGGCCGTGGCTAAAGTGTCTGCTTATGACGCTGAGAGAAATTCGTTTAGGGCTAAATACGCCGAAGAGAGGGGAGGTGTCGAAACAGGCTTTACAGACGCTTGGCGGGAGAAGATAAACGAACCCGGATATAAAGAGTCTGTGGCTGGAAGGTACGGGTTTGAGTACGATATACCAACAAAACAAGAGGTGTTCGACGCAGACGAGATGGCGAGAATTAAA